CTGGTAGATCATTACCGCCAGGCCTGGCCGTTCGACATGGTTGTCTTGGATGAGCTGAGCAGTTTCAAGAATCCGAGTTCCAACCGGTTCAAAGCGATGAAGCGAGTCCGGCCGAGGATTCAGCGTGTCCTAGGGCTCACCGGCACGCCGGCGCCGAACAGCCTGCTGGATGTCTGGGCGCAGGTTTATCTGCTGGATCAGGGACAAAGGCTATATCCGCGGTTCGAGCAGTTCCGGACGCGGTTCTTCGACCGGGTGCCGCGCGGTGATTTCCACGCGTACAATGCGAAAATCGGCGCAGAAGAAGCGATTCGAGCGGCAATCGAGGACATTTGTATCAGCATGAAAGCGGAGGATTATCTGGAGTTGCCGGAGATGGTTCCGAACCGGATCCCGATTGAGCTGGACGCAAAGGCACGAAAGGCATACCGGGATTTCGAGCGAAAGCAGGTGCTGGAACTTGACGGTGGGGTGATCACAGCTGCCCAGGCTGCGGCGGTGACAAATAAGCTGCTGCAATTCTGTGCCGGCGCTGTGTATGACGAGAACAGAGAAGTGCATGANGTGCATGACGCTAAGATCGAGGCCTTTTTAGAGCTGGTGGAGAGCCTTCAGGGAAAACCGCTGCTGACGTTTTACGGATTCCAGCACGATCGGGATCGGATTTTACGAGCGTTACGGAAAGTGAGAGGTCTAGAGGTCCGGGAGCTGAAAGGATCACAGGACTACGCAGATTGGAACGCCAGGAAGATCCATGTCGCATTGGCTCACCCGGCAAGTACGGCGTACGGCCTGAACCTTCAGAGAGGTGGGAATCATATCTGCTGGTTCACATTGCCGTGGAGCTTGGAGTTATATGAGCAAGCGCAGAAGCGGTTGCATAGGCAGGGACAACAAGAAAAGGTGATCGAGCATTTCTTGATGGTTAAAGACAGCATGGACGAGGAAGTGGCGAAACGTTTGGAGAGTAAGGCAAAAACGCAACAAGCACTGATTGACGCGCTGAAAGCACGGATTGATAAGGTCGCATAATCCCAAGCGCTTGGGAATTTGGGGGGGCGATATCATGAATCGAGGCGATAAATATCGACCGATTGTGACGATTCTCAAAGTCAAAAATGGTGTCCCGACCGTGATCCGGGTATCTGGAAGGGTCTATGTTCTACGTCATGCAGATCAGTTTGGAGGTGGCAAAAATGTACGCGATAGAGTATGACGCTGGAAACCGAATGCGGTATAACCCGCGATTTCATCCAAATCACGGGAAGCCGTTCACTGAAAAAGAACTGGAATATCTTTGTGCGTTCTACGAACATGACGGTATAAAATCCATACCTATGGCACTGGGACGAACCGAAATGACCGTAGCATTGAAATACATGCGTCTGAAAAAGCGAGGTGGTTGAGAAATACCGGAGACAATATTGGGAGCGTTGGAGGGGTGAGCGGGGATGAAAGGATTCGAAATCATATGTCGTTCGTGCGGTGTGAAGATGATCATCCAACCCGGTAATCGGGACCGTGAAAAGGAGCCGATCGGATTTGGCACGGAACGGATTTTCGAAGTCGAATACATGGGCTGCCGGTGTGGAAATGCGATTGAGAGCGAAAACCATTGGGAGTCCGAGAACGAAGAAGACACTGGGACGCTGATTGAGCGATGGGTTGATGTTTCGAGGAAGACAGTCGATGAATCCGCCGTATTTGGCAACGACTGTCCGAAAGGAGTGTGTGAGTTTTGAATCGGTGCAAATGCGGCCGGTCGCTTTGTGATCTGTGCGAACGGCTCCGGGCGGCGGCAATAAAATTACATGAAACCTTGAACACGTATTGGCAGGGGGATTGTGAAAAAGCGGATGTGATTGAGGCACAGTCGAAGTTGTGCGATATCCTCTCCACGACGCCGGAGACGTCGGATAAAACGGGGTGATAACATGATCGAAACCAAACTGAGACGCGGGACATTCCAGCACGTAGAGCAAGAACTTTATGCCTACCACGATACGAAAAAAGAAATCATAAGGCTTAGAAACGATATTATCTATGCGACTCCTGAGCCAGATGAGATAAATATTGTGAAAGGGAAAAATTCAGTTCGTCAACCAGGAGATCCTACGGGTCGTGCTGCTGTAGCTATAGCGATGTATCGAAAGATTGAACATCTGGAAAAAATTGTGGCAGCGATTGAATCCGTCTTAGGGGAACTTTCAGAAGAAAAGAAAAAAATGGTATCTCTACGGTACTGGACCAAACCAAGGATATTGACTTGGGATGGTATCGCGAGGGAAATACCGGCACATCGGGCTACGGTTTTGCGCTGGAGAAATGAAATTGTATATGCCATAGCTGAAAGGCTTGGATGGCGATGATACTTTCGTGCGACTTTTGGCCTCAAAAATCGTGTTATTATGATAGTGTCACACAATATGTAGTAGTCCCACTTTCGAAACGATAGGAGGGACGAAATCATAGGACGCTCTCATCAGGGCGTCTTGCAAAACTTTACGGTAATGACAAAAATTTCATAAATTATTATAGAGCAGCAGTTGCAGATGCATATACCTCGATTACTGGGCAAATTACAAACCGAAATGCGTACTCGTTTTTGTACGATGTATGTTCATATATGCGATATTATTTCTCAAAGATAGTTTAATAAGCACCCTAACCGGTGCATTTTTCTTTTTGTTTACAAAACCGCTCAATGCCGGAGGTGAGGTGACGATGTAATGCCGAGACCTCGAGATCCGAACCGTGATCGTGCCTATGAAATTTGGCGCGAACATGGAGGAAACATAACGAATCGGCAGATTGCTGAAATACTCGGTGTTAACGAGAAGGTCATCGCCGTTTGGAAACAGCGCGACAAATGGAATGTTGTACAACAATCGAAATCGAACGTTGTACAACAAAAGAAAAAGCGAGGACCCGGAGCACCGAAGGGAAATAGAAATGCAGTCGGAAACCGTGGTGGCGGCCCGCCGAGAAACGATAAGGCCGTCAAGCACGGTTTTTTTCGCAAATATTTTCCGGAAGACGCTGCCGAAATCATGGAGCAGATTGAAACCCGCTCCCCAATCGATATTCTCTGGGAAAACATTGTGATTCAATATACCGCGATCGTTCGGGCTCAGCGGATCATGTATGTTCGGGATCAGGATGATTTGACCAAGGAGCTAAAGCGCGAGAAAAGCAGTTATTCGAAAACAGGTGGCAGCAATGAGGAAGAATATGAACTGCAGTTTGCTTGGGACAAGCAAGCCAACTTCCTGCAGGCCCAGTCCCGGGCTATGGCTACGTTGCAAAATATGATCGCCCGTTACGACGAGCTGTGCCGATCTGAGCTGGCGACGGAAGAGCAGCGGCTGCGGATTGAAAAGCTGAAAGCGGAAGTCAGAGCGATCACGAACGACGAAGATAAAGAACTTCACATCGAAATCGACTACGGAGACGATGCCGATGGCGACCGTACGAGTGCAATTTAATCCGGTGTTTCGGTCCGCAAACGCCAGCCGGCATCGTTATCGTATCATGAAAGGATCGGCCGGCAGCGGCAAGTCGGTGAACGTTGCGCAGGACTACATCCTCAAGCTGAGTGATCCTAAATATCGCGGCGCTAACCTGTTGGTCATCCGAAAGGTTGACGCCACAAATCGATACTCAACCTACGCCGAATTGTGCGCGGCCGTGTATCGCATTTTTGGTGATCAGTGGCGTCGGTACTGGTTGATCAAACAAAACCCGCTCGAGCTCGAAAGCCGTGTGACAGGCAACAAGATCATTTTCCGAGGTGTGAAAGGGCAGAACGAGCGCGAGAAAATCAAGTCGATCAACTTCGAACATGGTAAGTTAACGTGGATTTGGGTTGAGGAAGCGACGGAGCTGTTAGAAAACGACGTGGACATTCTGGACGACCGGTTACGTGGGCTTCTAGACAATCCGAACCTGTTTTACCAGATCACAATGACATTTAACCCAGTCAGCGCCATGCACTGGATCAAACGACGGTATTTCGATATTGTTCACCCGGACATTTTCACGCACCACAGCACATACCTGGATAACCGGTTCATTGACGAGGCGTACCATCGACGCATGATGCTGCGGAAAGAGGTAGATCCGGAAGGGTACCGGGTGTACGGTCTGGGCGAATGGGGCGAACTTGGCGGCCTGATTTTGACCAATTATGTGGTCGAGGAATTCGACACGGCTTTTGAACGTTTTGATCGCAGAGTGTATGGTCAGGATTTTGGATTCAATCACGCAAACGCTATTCTCGACGTCGGCTTTAAAGACGGCGAGATTTTTATTTGTGATGAAATTTACGTGCATGAAAAAGACACTGGCGAGATCATCCAGATTGCTGAAAAGAAGGGACTGGAAAAGCGGTTGCTGATGTATTGCGATTCAGCGGAGCCGGACCGAATCAAGACATGGCGCAACGCTGGTTACAACGCGCGCGCAGTGAAAAAAGAGCCTGGCAGCGTGCTGGCGCAGATCGATTACCTGAAAAAATGTCGGATTCATATTCATCCGCGCTGCGTGAACACGTTGAAAGAGATCCAGCAGTGGAAGTGGAAGTACGACGACCGCTTGGGTTGTTACATCGACGAGCCGGTCGAGTTTATGGATGACGCAATGGCAGCCTTGCGGTATGCTGTGGACGGCGTGCGTCGAGGCCCTGCGATCAGCTTCAAATGACGGGAGGTGATAACACATGTCCACCGAAATGCAGCGTATCATCGACATCATCGAATCTGGTGCCAAATCGGCGATGAGCTTGGAGCAGATCATCAAAAACGAAGTCGACATCTGGCTTCGATCCGACGAGCGCAGATGGATGCTCGCCGGCCAAAAATATTATGTCGGAGATCACGATATTCTGCAGCGGAAGCGTACGGCGATCGGAGAAAAAGGCGAATTGGTCGAGGTGCAGAACCTGGCCAATAATAAGCTGGTGCACGCATTCGTTCGCAAGCTCGTTGATCAAAAAGTCGGTTATCTGCTTGGGAAGCCGCTAAGCATTCAAACCGAAAACGAAAAATATCTGGACTTGCTGAACGATTTTTTTGGCAAGTCTTTTTTGCGTCTCCTAAAGAACTTGGGTAAGGAAGCCGTGAACAAGGGCAAAGCTTGGCTGCACGTCTATTATGACGAGGAGGGCCGACTGTCGTTCAAGAAAATTCCGTCCGAGGAAATCATCCCGCTGTGGCGCGACGCGGACCACACGAAGCTGGACGCGGTCATCCGGGTATATGAAGTTGAAGTGTACGAGGGCACGCAAAAGAAAATCATCACGAAGGTCGAATTCTGGGACAAGTCCGGCGTGCGCCGGTACGTACTCGATTCCGGCAGCCTGATCCCGGACGTGGAGGCGGGCGAGGTCGGCAGTCATTTCACGGTTGTTCAAGGCGATCAGGAGCAAGGATACAATTGGGAGCGTGTTCCGTTCATCGCGTTCAAATACAACGACGAGGAGATACCGCTCGTCCGGATCGTCAAGTCGTTGGTCGATGACTATGATCAGAAAACGTCTGATCATGCGAACAACCTAGAGGATTTGCCTAACAGCATTTACGTGATCAGAAACTACGACGGGCAGGATCTGGGCGAGTTCCGCCGCAATATGTCCACCTATCGGGCCGTGAAAGTAACAGACGAGGGTGGCGTCGACACGCTTAACCTAGAGATCAACACAGAGGCGCTTAAAACCCATATCGAGCAGCTCCGCAAGGACATCTACGAATTCGGTCGCGGGGTGGATACGCAAAGTGAAAAGTTCGGTAACAGTCCGAGCGGCATTGCGTTGAAATTCCTATATGCGGATCTCGACATGGACGCAAACATCATCGAAACCGAGTTCCAGACAAGCTTTGAGCAACTGCTTTGGTTCGTAAATCAACATCTGGCCAATACTGGCGCCGGCGACTTTTCGAATGAAACCGTCGAATTCGTGTTCAACCGCGATATCTTGATCAACGAAACCGACGCGATCAACAATATCAAAAACAGCGTCGGCATCCTCTCGGATGAAACGCTCGTCGTACAACATCCGTGGGTCACCAACGTTCAGGAAGAGCTGGACCGGATCCGGAAGCAGCGAGAAGAGGAAGCGCAGCGGTTCGTTGATGGATATGGCGGTCAGCTCCCGCCCGGTGACGGTGAACAGGTATGAAGCCTGCCGAGTATTGGCGACGCCGCAGCGAGGAGGTTGCCGCCAGGCAGTTCGCGAAGGCGGACGCCTATCAAGCCGAGCTAGCGCGGGAGTACGCGCGGGCGACGGAGGAGATCCGGCGCGCCATCGAGGTGTTCTACCAGCGCTATGCTGAAAACGGTGAGATCAGCATGGCGGAGGCTCGCCGGCAGTTGTTCGGGCCGGAGCTCCGGCGGTTCAAGATGACGCTGGAGGAATTCACGGCCAAGGCCAAGGATAACGCTGATGGCCGTTGGACAAAGCAGCTGAACGAGGTTTATTATCGTGTTCGCGTGAGTCGTTACGAGGCGCTCCTCACCGAGATTCAGCAGCAAGTAGAAATGCTGGCTGGCAGTCGGCAGCGCCGCACCGGTGAGTTGTTGGGCGAAATTTACGAGGACACCTACTACCGCACGATTTATGAGATCCAGCGCGGAACCGGCTTTGGGACAACATTTGCGAAGATCGATAGGGACACATTGGAGACGGTGCTCGGTACCGAATTCGCCGGCAGCAATTGGTCCAAGCGAATCTGGGGCGACCG